AAATATTCGAATAAAATAAACGAAATAAATCAAAACTTCTATTACATTTGTATCACCAAACAACGAAACAATGACAAACGAATTACAACAAGCCGAAACAATGGGAGCAAATGCAAGAGTAAAAAACATTAAAAGCTCATCTCAATCAACTGAATTTATGAATTGGTTTAGTAAACTATTCGAAGGCGGTAAAAAAGTTAATACAATTGATATTTTAGATGCTTTTAATAAAGGTTGGCACGCTAAACATAAAGAGTTAACAGACTTAGAACTTCAATCAATTTAAACATGACAATACGCAAAAGAGGGGGGCAATCAAAACCCCCTGAAGAAAGAATAATTCAATTCGCTATTTACCCAAAGTTAGGCCACGTTGAAAAATTAGGCCGCGACAATGCAAGAGATATAGCTGAAAAGGCTATTTTAAAGGCAATTGAAAAGATTAAGTAATTAAAACCAAACAATAAAAACATGGAAAAGTTCCAAGCATGGGTTAATCTGTATGACAATGGAAACATAACTTATCATTTAATTGAAGTAGAATCAGAAAAGTACATTAAATTTATGAAGGCAAAAGGAATTGAAACTATCGAAACTCGCTTAATTGAATGGGAGGGTTAATCGTAATTAGTGAATAAAAAGCAAATAATAGAGGCGTTGTATCGAGATAAACAATTCAAAAAAGTTTGTCAGAATATTGCGCCTCCTTCACTTTGCGAAGATTTATTTCACGAAACTATCATGGTATTTTTAGAAATGGATGAAGAAAAGGTAATCAAGGCCAGTTTGGAAGGTTATTTGAAATGGTTATTTATTCGGATAGCGTCAAACTCATTTAATTCAAAGACGTCACCATTCTACCACAAGTACCACCACAACGACGATAGGCACGATTTAAACGAAGCAAAGATAAAAGAGGTAACTAACATCAATAAAGGCTTTGAAAGTAAATTTAAACAGCTTATTGAATCAATCGAAAGTGAAATTGAATGCTTAGACTTTTACGAAAAGGAACTTTTAAAACTTTACATCAAATTTGGAAATTATCGTGACGTGTCAAGGGAAGTCGGTATTAAATACGAATCAGTAAGGCACGCCATAAGATTAGCAATTGAAAAAATAAAACTAAAAAATGATAAACTTTATAATGATATGCTTAATGAGCGTGTCGAGTGGATTTGTAATATCTGAGTTAATAATTGAATGGAGTCAAAAGTTATTCAAGATTTACCCGATTAAACCCTTTTCGTGTGGTTATTGCCTATCCTTTTGGTTCGGGTGTGTATTGGCTTTATATTTTAATATCAATCTATTAGAAGTTATCTTATACGGTTTTAGTTCGGCTTATCTTTATTATTACTTAAACAGACCATGACAGAAGAAATATACAATTTACTTTTACCACTTAAGGGCAAGTGGGAAACCTACAAAGAACATCATTACAGCGAATTTACGAACATTGATTACGAGATAGTAAAAGATGCTTATGCGAAATTGCATGGACCGCCACCTCGTAACCTATCTTGCCAGTCTTGCATTAGAGAACTATTAAGAGTAGTTTTTTTGCCATTCGATAATTTTAAACCAGAAATAAAACAAAATGCTAAAGTTAAAACATTCAGGAAACGCAGGTGACATTCTTTATAGCTTGCCTGCAATACGTCAAGCCTGCTATAATGCAAATGATAAGGCAATACTTTATCTACACATTGACCAACCCGCTAACTATGTTAAAGGGTTCGTTCACCCATTAGGTAACGTGATGTTAAATAAGTACATGGCTACAATGCTCAAGCCATTGTTATTAGCTACCAATTTTATCGAAGATGTGTTAATCTACAATGGGCAAAAAGTAGATTATAACTTAGACAAGTTTAGAGAAATCGGTTTAAATCTTGGAGCGGGGAATATATCGAGGTGGTACTTTCAGACGTTCCCTGAATTGACTTGTGATTTAATTGAACCAACAATAAAAGTTCAAAAGTATAAAAATTTAGAAGATGCAATATTAATTAATAGAACTGAACGATACCAAAATGGGCAAATAGATTATTCAATACTCAATCAATATAAAAACCCTAAGTACTTTGTGGGAACTGAACACGAATTTCATTTAATGAGTAAAGTAATCAAAAACTTAGAATACGTTCAAGCAGTTAATTTTTATCACGTTGCAGAGTTAATTAACAATTGTAAAGTATTTATCGGCAATCAATCAATGAACTTTGCAATTGCTGAACAACTAAAATCAAATAGAATCTTAGAAACTTATTTCGGATGCCCGAACGTAATTCCATGCGGGGGCAAAGCATTTGACATATTTAATCAAGAAGGATTTGAATATGCACTTAATCAATTTTTAAAATGAGAGAACATTACACCAAAACACCCGAAGGCAGTTACAAGTCAAACTACTTCAAAAAGCCTGAAGATATTTACTTAGATGAATATTGGAGTGCAAAGCAAAACCATTCAACTATTCACGAACAAGTCTTTAATGTGACTGAAAAGAATGAACTTGTGAAGAAATGGATTACAGACATTGAACCTAAAAGAGTTTTAGAAATTGCCTGCGCACCTGGAATACTTATGGGTGATTTGTCCGCAAATTACGAAACACATGGCATAGAGGTTGACGAAAGATATAAACAGGATATTCAAAGTCTTTGCCAATCAACTGAATTGTATTTTGGTTTATTCCCCGAAGTATCAAAGGACTTTGAAAGCGGTATCTTCTCAAACATTATAGCCTTAGACGTATTCGAACACGTTGAAGACGGCATGGCATTTTTAAAAGAGTGCCACCGATTACTTTGCGAAGGTGGGAGGCTAATTATTCAAGCCCCGATAATGTTTGAACCTGATGTAATGGATGAAAAGCAATTCCACGAAACTGAGCATATTTGGATTTATTCACTTGACCATGTATTAACAATGGCAGGGCGGTGTGGATTATTGTTAGTTGAATATAGTCAATGGAAATTAGGGCATGAACAAATAGTTTTTGAAAAATGAAAATACTTCAAGTTTGTGACAAGAAAATAAGCGGAATTGAATATCACCGTCTACTTATTCCACATGGAAAGATAAACGAATCAGAGGAAATCGATATAACAACTGCTCACATCATTGACCATTTGCCCGATTCATTCTTTCATCAATTCGATTTAATCGTTTCAAGTTCAGTAGTTTCAAAAATGGGTTTTCAAGAAATACTCTGGAAACAACTTAAACGAATCGGAATCCCTGTTATAATTGATAGGGATGATACATGGGTGTTGCCGCATAATCACCCGCTTAAAAAAGATTGGGTTAACAAAAAGACCGCTCAACAGATTACCTACAACTTGCAACAAGCAAATGCAGTAATGGTAACGACTGAACACCTTGCAAACATGGTGAGTCCTTTAAATAAAAATGTTCATGTTATTCCAAATGCAATCGACTTTAGTCAAGACCAATTCAAACCTGATGTAAAAGTAAAGCGAATGAAAACGGACCACATTCAAATAGGTTGGAGCGGGTCGGTAACACATCACCACGATTTAGTGTTATTGGCTGAATCATTCCTACAACTAAAGTCAGACCCTGATACTCAAAATAAGTACAGACTAATCTTGAGCGGATTTATTGAAGGCGATGCTATGTGGAAAGAATACGAAAACATTTTCACGAGTGGTTATAGAATAAGTCAAGAACAATACTGCAGGATAAACGGAATGGATGCCTTCACTTATGCGAGTGCTTATGATATGTTTGACATTGGTTTAATCCCTCTAAAAGATACACCCTTTAATAGATGCAAGTCTGAATTGAAAATGCTTGAAATGGGTGCAAAGAAGGTATCCGTAATCGTTTCAGATGAATATCCTTACACTAACATAGCAAAGAATAAAAAGAACTGTTTGACAGCAAATAAAAAAGAATGGTTTAAACAAATGAAAAAATTAATAAATTTGCCTGAGTTAAGAAGTGAACTATCTGAAAAGCTTTACAATGAGGTCAAAGAGAATCACAATATAGAAAAGGTAAACGAATTAAGATTAGAACTTTATAAACAAACAATTACAAAATGAGTACCAAAAATACAAAAGAACTTTACGAACATAAAAGTAGTTCAATAGATGATTATAGAATAAGAAACGCATCTAAAACAAACAGAAAGAAATATGTTAATAAAGAGGTCTATGTTTATTTGATTAACCTTCAAGGAACTGATTTTTATAAAATTGGCGTATCTCAATCACCAAAACGAAGAATTAAAGATTTAGCATCTGCAACGCCTTTTATAGTTGATATTCTTTATTTAAACTCACATGAGAATGCATTTGATTTAGAAGATGAAATACATTTGAATATAAAAAAGAACTACATAAGACACGAATGGTTTAGATTATCCCCACTACAAGTTTCAGACATTATTTTTAAACTAACTATTAATTTAAAACAAAATGCACCCAACAAGAATATTTAAAACACCTGATGAACTTTACGCAGCTTTCGAAGCTTACAAAAAAGACTTAGACGAAAAGGCTAAGGAATGGTTAAAGGTTCAATACGTTGGTAAAGATGGTGAAAGAGTAACAGACAAATACAAACTACCTTATACATTAGAAGGGTTTGAACGATATTGCTATGATAATCATGGGG